ATTGTCATTGGAAAGAGTTGGGATCGGAGAATTCTCAGTTGCTGACTGAAGCCTTCTGTATCCCGCACCACCACCATAAAGATTTGTTGTTGGCTTTGGGTTTTCAAGTCGTGATTCTTCTGGAGTCAATGCTCGCTTACCTTCGGTTACGCTAGGTAGCATCATTCCAGCAAATCCAAGAGTATTGCTCGTCGTTGCTTTGCCTTCGGCAAATTTCTTTCCGTTGTGCATGTCAACAAATGGTGCGTATTGATTCGATATAGAATCGATCAAAGCATTTGCTGCATCTCCGTATCCCAGTTTTGTGGAGCCATCGACCCAGGCTTCCGCACGACTTTTGATGTTATTCCAACCATCAACAAGAGTTTGCATTGTGTCTTCGTTTTGTATTGCCAGTGGGTCTTCGTATATCGATTGAAATCTCGCGGAATACTGATACATCGAGGCATTGATGTCCCGTAGGTACTCTATGCGCTTGCGCCAGTCTTCCATATCGTATGCATCTGACAGTTTTTGCTGGTCTTCTGTAAACCGCACTGGATTTTCCTTGAAATACTTTCCAATTGCTGCGGGAGAATTTATATCTGACAAGACTCCAGTTGGTTTCCCTCCCTTGGTTTCCATGTTGATTGGCATAGGATCGATCTCTAGAGTTGGGTCGATTGGTGAAGATAGACCACCCTTTACATCATCGTCGCTCATGCCAAGTTCTTGTGCAGACATCATACTTGTTTTCCCGCTCGGATCCTTCACCGAATATCTCTGTTCAATGCCTCTCGAACCTGCAAGATTGGATGCTTCATCTTGCATATCCGACCATGTGTTGATCCATTTTCTTACAACTAGCGCAATACTAGCACCGATTGCTCCTGCAAGCAATAGTGGCATCAGACTCCCTATCAGAGCAGCAAGTCCTCCAAGGTTTCCTGCCAATGCCCCTAACAATGGCGTTATCAATGATTTCATGAGCATATCCACTCCACCTTTGAAGAAGTCTTTAATGAAACTTCCGATGGACGCAACTAGTCCAAGCAATGCACCAAGGATTCCTCCACCTTCACCTTTCTTCTTTCCACCAAACCCAAACAACTTGCTGAAGAAACCTTCCTGCCTCTTCGATGTCTTGTCGTCATCCGCATCGTCTGCCCGTTCTTTCTCCACAGCAGCCTCTTCTACTTCAAGAGAATATGCTCCTTCCTCCGAAGAGTTGATGACGGGCTGACCACCTCCAGTCATGTCTTTCTTGGAATCCATGATCTGCACAGGCACGAAGAGTTTCTTGTCTATCAGGAGTTTCTGTAGCATTTCCTGTATGGATGCCAATGCACCAAGATCCTTGCGCCTCTTCTCCCTGTCTTCGAATTCATCCTTCGTGAGTTTCCTTCCAGATTCGTCTCTGCCTGTCTTCTCGTAGCGTTCTCGTTTCTTAAACTCAGCCCGCTCCTTCAATATACCAGAGCCAGGAATCATACGCAGCAACGGGGATTTTGACAGCATGTTTATTTGCATCTGTAACAGTGCTGCGGAGGTGTGCGTTCCTATTGCCTCCCTGTTCGACCGTGGTTGGTATTGTTTCATTTGATTTGATGGATCGGGTAATGCCATTTGCTATCTCTTGTTCTGCTGCTGCTTTAGCCGCTCGTTCTCTTCTTTGAGGTGGTTGCTAAGAAGAGTGATATAGATCTGTCTTTCCCACGGTATCATGTCTTCCAACTCTGTCAGTGAGTACTTGTGGTGATGCATCATGGCGAAGTTCGTCTGATACATGTTTGCAAGGTTATCATGGCAGAGCGTTAGGTAAAAAAATCTTGCAACCCTCTGAAGTCCACCGTATATTCATGTTGACATCCCGCGCAGGTGCAGGGAACGGTCTTGTTAAGTTGCGGAAGGTTGGTGTAGAACTTGGTGATTGCGTCGAACTGCTGCGTGTTCAATGATTCTACGAATTCGCGAATCTCGTCGCTGCCGAAATCCTTGCGGGAGTAGACGGTGGTCTCGTCAAAGACCGTATCTATAGCATTGCAGATGAACGATATGATTTCATTCGCACCCAGAGAATTTAGGTCTTCAGCCGCGTCCTTGAGGCAAGGATACCGAAGCATGACCCCTAACTTGTCGTTCAGCATAATCTTGTTGGTTATTCCTTCGGGGAACTGCACCTCAATGCTGTCGATCTCTATGGTCAGTTTGTTGCCATGCTCGCACTTCGGGCATTTAGAAACGACATCCACAGATTCACCAATGGACTTTGCTCGTATCTTTGCGAAGATGTATTCAAGATCAAACATCGGGATAGTCTCAGGATCTTCGATGTTATCTACGCAGTTCCTGACGATGTCACACATGGCTCGGAACATCTGATCGATTTCCTTGCTCTCAAGTGCCATGAACAGGATCTTCTGCTCCTTCATGAGGAAGGGTCTGAAGAATGTCTTCTTCTTGGAGGAGGGAATAATCACGGGGTATTTCGGTATCGTTATCTTCGGCAGTGGCATAGTTTACTCCATATTGTAGTTTTCATTATTATTTACTTTAGCAGTATCAATTTCTTGGTCGCGCAGTAGTACCGTTTGTGAAGGGTAATTGGCTACGATCAAATGATCTTACTGCCTGCAAATCCAACCTACGGTTTGTCGGTCTTGGTTCTTGTCCTTGCAAGAATTGATTGACTGCTACTCTCGACCTTCCTATTATTTGATACTCAGAGTATGCAAAGGAAGCGGTGACTGTGGCTATCTGATCCGATGCCTCGGTGTTGAGGTCCATATCCCCAACGCTCTTGCAGAATAAATCATATAGTTCGATTCCCATCACCTTGCCATCCGTTCGGTTGAGTTGATATATCCGCATTGTCGTTCTATATTCATCGGGATATCTAATGTCGGTTGTTGATGTGCCTATTGTTGAACTTATCCAATCCTCAAGAAATGTTCGTTCCCACATGTCTCCACCAACTCGAAATGTCATCTGTATTTCATTAGAGTAGTTTACTTCGTAGGCATATTCTTTTGGGGGACCATAGACCTTCAATGGTTGAGTCATCAAGGATCTGCCAGGAAGGTTGGTGCTTATGCAGTTTCTGTTAAATCGTTCATTTGTGTAAGCAGACATACGGTCGATCTCAAAGAAGAACCTCGTCGGTCTGGCATAGAAATTCATAGACTCAATCCAGGTCTTATGATCTCCAATATCGCTCTTATAGGGATCCTGATTCGGTCCCTGATCGTTTTTCAGTATGTCAATCGCAATGGTGCGATTTCTCTTCGCCAATGTTGCGTTTGTGGCATTTACTTCTATGCTCTGTGAGAATCTCAACACAGAATCAGCAGCATTAGCCAATCCATTGGTTGAGAAAAAAGTGTCCCTTAAATCAGCCATTGTTTCCCTCTAAGCCAAGATTCTTAATCTTCTTGTAGGAGTCCTTCCATACTTTCGTCGGTCTTGCCCCAACGAACTGATAGGTTGGGAGGTATATGACCTTCGTCCAGTGTTCTGTTGGTATTCTCAAAGCCCTTCCACGCATATTTGCATACTTGTAACGCCGAATACAGACTCTTCCATATTTATTCGCTCCAACCATGAGCCGTTTGATGTTCAGCCCAATTATTGTGGATTCGGGATCTTTAGTATCGCCCATAAGTTTGGTCATCAGGCTGACGAGCAGAAGCCTCCTATACTTTGGGTTTAAGTAATGGAGGTTGATGCCAAGGAACGAGTCAGTTGCATGGGAGTTGTCGAGCATCCTCATCACCAACGGATACTTGTCCCAATAGTCAAGATCTTCTGCTGACTCGGGTTCATATTTAAATGTGTACAATGCTCCTGCCCTGCGCTTCGTGCCAGTATAATCAACAAGGCTGTTGATCATTATTTGTTGCTTTGCCTTGGCATTGGTACTTGAGGAGAAAGTTAACTGCTCGTATGCTCTTATAGCATATTGTTCATACCAAAGCATGGATTCCTTGGAATCGTCGTCCGATGGTGTCTCAAGATCCTCGTTTTTCATGGCAGACATTCGTTCGAATATCTGCTTTAGATCTCTGACCATCATCTGGTCTTCTTTTTCGTTGGGCATCAGTTCTTTATTCCAAGTTCGTTTTCCGTCAATACAATGAATTTCCACCCTCGTTCGTCTGCATATTTCTTGGCTGCTTCCCATTTATTTTGATTCTTCACATATTCCATCGACTCGTAGAGGTAACTCTTGGTCTGCCTCTTTGGTTTCTTTGGCGGCTTGGTTTTCTTGGCTGGCTTGATCTCCACCAGATAGGTTTGAAGGCGATCTTCCTTCTCCCGAACCACAATTCTGAAGTCTATAAAATACCTATGTTTCTTGCCATCAACATCATACAGATAGTTCACAACCGTGCTTTCACTTGACCACTCTACGATAGAATCCTTCAAATCGCAGTAGTCCATGAACTTTCGTTCCCACGAACTCCTATAAATAACCTTTGTGGGATCACCCTTGTACTTCTTGGGTTTCTTCGGCTTGAACAGACCTTGTAGGAACTTTTTCTCGGTAGACATATATGACTCAAGTTGCTAATGTACCATTATCGTTAACCTCAGTCGAACAAAATGTTTCCTATTTCGAAGATCGGATCACACTTCCTGGTCAAGAGCCGCTTGGTGGAAGACCCGCTGCTCTTGGTTCGTACTGGAATTCTCCATTTGATTCCCCAGATACCCTTACCGACTATATGAAAACCAGTATTCCGGGACTTCGTCCTAGAGTATTTGACCTTGCGGATACAACTAACAGAAATGAATTTATAGGTGTTCCTAGTTTTCTATACTATCCAAGTGATCTTGCAAGAAACCGAAGATATCACCACTTTATTGTCTTCAATATCTATCAAGGAACTTCAGATCAGATCCGAATGGAGACGAGAAACACCGCATTGGCAGACAGTGCATTAGTTGCAAAAGGAGGACTTCAATTTGGTGGTTCTTTGGTTCAAAGCGAATCGATAGATGCAGTAGTCCTTGGGGAGGTAGGCATGACAAAGAAGCAAATAGAGGATTACTTTAAAAGAAGGACATCCGAACTCGGTCCAATCTCAGAGGGAAGATTCACCGCATGGGATAGGCTCACCCAAGGTGATATAACCAATCTTATTCTAGCAGCGTCTAGCGGTAAATCAGTTACGGAGGCTGCGCTAGACGGCACATGGGCGGCGTTGAAGGCAATATTCGATGCGACTAAAGATGATGTCGCAGAATTCGTCGGATCTGTGTTTCGGCGCGAAATGATGGATATGCTCAACGAAAAGGACACAAATGAGCGTGGAATAAACGGTGAGAGAATACAAAAATCTAAATTTGAACGCAGTGCTATTGTTGCCAACAAGCGGTTTACCGTAGCCAACGAGAAGTCTAAGGACACAATAAGCCTCTATATGCCTCAGAAGATTACGATGAATGATCAGTTGGTATATCAGGAAGAAGAAATGGGAATGGCAAAGACACTTCTTGCAGCATTGACGGGAAAGCGAGGGGCTGGTTCTGCTTTGGTTGAGAAGGCAGGAACCAACTTTGTAGCAGGACTCATAAACAAGGCTACGAACGGTCTAGGTGTTGAGGATTTAAACTTACAGGCAGTAAGGAATGCTGCAACAAGAAGCGTATCGAATCCAAGAAGGGAAGTCATGTTCCGCGATGTTGGAATTCGTTCCCATACATTCTCGTTTGAGTTCTCTCCAAGAAATTCTGAGGAAGCACATACTGTGCTGAACATCATCCGCATGTTCCGTTTTCATGCATATCCAGGTCTTCGTGGTGGTGGTGGTCACTTCTTCACCTTTCCAGCAGAATTCCAAGCCTCTTTCATGGCGATAGACGATTATGGTGTAATAACTGAAAATAACAATCTTCCTCGTCTTCCAAGACTTGCATTGACAACGGTGTCCGTCGATTATTCCGGCGGAGGAGACTTCAAGACATTTAAGGATGCTATTCCAGCCTTCATAAAGGTTGACCTTGGATTCCAGGAAATGGAACAACTTACCAGCGAACATATAATTCACGGATACTGATCAATGTACGACAAAATACCAAAGGTAAGATACATCTCTCCAAGCGGTTATCAAGATATGGCAGATATCACCGTATCGTTCAATGTAAAACAAAAAGTCATTGAAGAGGGCGCATTTCCCGTGCAGGTTATTGTGTCTGAGATGGATAGACCTGATGTTTTTTCTGATAGAGTATATGGTGATTCAACTATGCATTGGGTGACTATGCGGATCAATGACAAGTTGAACCCGTTTTATGATTGGGTTCTCAGCCCACAGGCATTCGACAACTATGTCGATGAGAAATATCCAGGCTATACACTCTTCTTGACAGATGTGAGTGGTCTATGTGCATTTGAAGGATCTTTTCGGGTAAATGACATCGTGTTTGCCACAGCAGTCACGAATGCTGACTTGCAGCCCGACATTCAGTCTTCGCTGAAGAATGCTCGCGTGGTTTCCTATGATCCTGTGTACTGCCGCCTTGTGATGGAGTTCACACAGAAGACAGCATGGATTCCTGCCGAAGGTGAATATGTCGCGGGGGCAAACACCAACAAACTCGGAGAGATCACATACTATGTTGCAAAGATAGGAAAAGTTATCGAAAGTCCTTATGCAGTCCATCATTTCGAAAATTTAAACAATGAACTGCTTGATCCGATGATACCAGAGTCGCTCCATGATATGTTTATCTCGGAAGAGGATCTTGGTTATACATTCGGAGATACTCCTCTCGGAAAGTATATCCTACAGGATTTCGGAGACTATACTATAACTAACCGCGAATATGAGAGCGACATCAATGATGCGAATCGCACCATCAATGTGGTTGAGAAGAAATATCTTGTGAACATCGGTCGCGATGTAGCAACGGCATTAAACAATGTCTAGTGTTACATCGAAAGTTGACACATATACCGACAACTCATACGAGATATCTCGTATTGAAATACAGCCCAATTTCCCCGGAGGGAAACTTTTTAATCTTTCCAGCATGTTCCTTGATGTTACGATATATGAAACTATATTTAATGATAAGGTCATTGGCGAGATATTGCTCAAAGATGCCTTAAATCTAGCCGAGGCTCTCCCCATAGTTGGAGATGAGACGATATACCTGGAATACAAAACGAAAACTATGAATGATGTTCGTGGAAATATTACGATAGTAGGAAAGGTTGTTGCTCCGCTTGGAAAGTCTCGCGCAGAATTGGATAAGGTTGAGATCTATAAGTTGCAGTTCATCACAACCACTCAGTACTATAATAGGTCAAAAAGAGTTCGTGGTGCATACAAAGGAAACATAAATCAGATAGTCAATAGGATATTTCGCGAACAGTTTGGTGAAGAGGTAGCAAAGAAACAACTCTTCTTCAATCAGGCTACAAACAACAACTACAAGTTCTTGTTTCCATATTGGACTCCGCTCTTTTGCATGAAGTGGTTGTCTAAACGGACTATATCGAACAAGCCTTCTTACTTTGTCTTCTATGAGGATGTTGATGGATTTCACTTCAAGGACATGGTCAGAGCATCGCAGCAGCCAGCGGTGTGGGAATACAATGTCGAGCCGAATAATCCATTAAACTTTGGTAATATCAATGCATTCATGTCGAAGGTGCAGGAATATTCAGTTACCTCATACTTCGACCGCATGGACGAGTACATGGACGGCATGTATTCTGGACTTCTTCTTACTCACGACATAACCACGAAAAAGTTGGAAGTGACTGAGTTTGACTATGAGGATCAGTTTTCAAAATACAAGCACATGAACAAGCATCCAATGATTGCATTCGGATCCCAAACCAGCGACTATTATACGACAAGGAACCTCGGATTTTATAATGTTGTTCCTAAGCAGAAACTACGGATAATGGATTCACAGGTAGAGATTGCAGACAATGAGTTAACCGAGAAGTATTTCCTAGATCGCAACAGTCTTGAGAAGCAGTTCACTACATTAAGACTCACCATAGTAGTTCCAGGAAACTCTTCTCTTAGATTGCTTGATACCATACAATTCAATATCCACAAGAGCGGATATATGGATGAAAAAAATCTGAACGAAGAATGGCGAGATACTTTATTGAGTGGAAAGTACATTATAGTTGCTCTGAAGAGCGTACTAAATAGCAATGATGGTTCGTATCGGACGACCATAGAACTAGCCAAGGATTCGCTGATACAGGCGATCCCTACCCAAGGTAGCATTGAAATATCATAGAGGAATATATCATGAACGAAGAGTCGCGCACCGTAATCACTCCTCACGACACCAATGAGAAACTCAGCAAGTTGCCATACACCAAGGAAGAACTTCTTGAGTGGGAGCGATGGGGAAATGAGAACTTCGGATATCCCGAAAGGAAACGATGATAGATGCAGGAGTTCATGGGTCAATCCGGATTCGTCTGGTGGTTTGGTGTCGTTGAAGACATCAATGACCCACTGAAACTCGGGAGGGTTCGTGTCCGCATCATTGGATACCACACGGACAACAAGAGCATTATCGGCTCGGCAGATCTTCCGTGGGCGCATCCGCTACAGGATTTAACCAGCGCATCGATCAGCGGGGTCGGGAGATCTCCTACGGGTCTTGTGCCTGGTTCCCATGTCTTCGGGTTCTTCCGTGATGGGCATAATGCACAGCAGCCCGTGGTGATGTTCAGTGTCGGTGGAATTCCTATGGAACTTGGGGACAAGACCAAGGGATTCAACGATCCCTATGGCGTGTATCCTCTTGAGGCGGAGATTCCTGACACGAACCGTCTTGCAACAGGCGACGAGACCGACAAGACCATAGTCAAGAGCAAAAAAGACAACCGAAAGAAGGATGTCCTTGTTGCACTTGATGGATTGGAGCAGGAGACATGGTCGGAACCAGAGACTCCCTACAAGACAGAGTACCCTAACAACAAAGTCTTTGCCACCAAATCTGGCATGGTCGAGGAATGGGACGATACATCAGAGAAGGAAAGACATCACACCTATCACCCATCAGGAACCTTTGAGGAAGTTGCCAATGGTTGGGAAAAGGATCCTGCTGGAACCCGCGTACAAAAAATAATTGGAAACAATTATGAGATAGTCGCGGGAGATGATTTCATTCATATCAGCGGAGATGCGAAGGTAACCGTTGATGGTTCCGTGAAGATATACTCAAAGGGAAATCTCAACCTACAGGTGGACAGGAATGTAAACCTCTATGTCAAAGGAAACATCAAGGGAACTGTTGAAGGTGACATGAGCCTCAATGTTTCGCGCGACTACGGGGAAACCATCGGTGGTAATAAGTACACCTCTGTTGGTGGAAATGCAATCCTTGAATCACAGGCAAGAATCGTGTCGAAGTCGCTGCTCGATACCGTGATCAAGACTGATTCCAGTTCTGAGGTATTCCTTGATGGAACTGCATTGGGAATGAAGTTGAACTCTTTGACTCGCCCCAAGTCATCAGATCCATCCATTCCAACGGAACCCCTAATATGAGCAATCTGCAATGGAGGGGTGTCTACGATCTTGAAGTTGTTTATCTACCAGGAGATGTGGTTCTTTATCCTGATGATGGATTTACTTATGTCTCTGTGAAGAAGAGTCGAGGGGTTCCTCCATATCTTGACGGATCGGGATTTGAATTACTATCTTCATATGCAAGCATCGAACCGATTGATGGAGGAGAATTCTAATGCCAATGATTGGGCTAGCATACAGAGATTTTGCGGGAGGAAGAGTCCTCACCGGTTCACCTACAGTAAGTGCCAATGATCTACCCGTGGCTATAGTAGGAAGCCGTGTACAATCTCACCGGATATTTCACAATAATGTTACGATGGCTGTGGGATTCCCTGCGGTTACGGTTGAAGACATCGATGTATGCATTATGGGCAGTATTGCTTCTTGTGGACATGCTTTGATTTCAACGGGTACTAATGTGGAGGTAGGCTGATGGCTGTGTATACAAACTGGCAACAGAATCAACCAGGATATCCAAACATCTTCGATGCTGCAAATTGCAGCCTCATATCGCAGTTGCTTCCCGCAGGACCAAAGAAGTTTCTCGCAGACTTCATGGACGGAAATGCTTTTCGTAATCCTATTGGACAAGTCGCAGGAATTCTAAAGGATAAACTTGGGGACAATATAGGCAAGATAGGCGGACTTGGTGGTGTCGATGGTCTGAATGGCGATCTAGCCAAACTAAACGGTGCAATGAGTGGAGCGAATACCGAACTTTCGGCATTCCTGGCACATACCAACAGGTTGAGTGGGGTGAGTGTGGATGGAGACAACGGAATTCTTCCTAGGCTCGACGAAATCATCGGAACCGTGTCTGCCTACAACTCAATCAAAGATCTACTCAAGAATCCTGGAGATCTTCTCGAAGACAACTTCTCAAATGCCTTCTCTTCTTTAAATCCCCAAATCGTCGGTCCATTCTTCGAGAACTTCGGCAGCAACATGAACAGCATCTCTACGGTGCTAGGCAATATTCAGAACCAACTGGATCAGGGTGGTCTTACAGATCTGGCGGAAATGGTGGGTCAGTTGCAGCAGTTGACCGACAACATCACATCGATCACTGCGAACATACAGACGCTGATCAACAACGACAACAACTACTTTGCATTGGCACTTGCTTTCGTGGAGCGGTATGTTCTCGGAAATACGATTCTATCGACTGCTTTAACCGATCCGTGCTTTGGAGCGCAACTGGTAAAGAATTTGATAACCAATCCAGAGTCCAGTAAGAGCATAGACGATATTGCTGCCGAGAATGGTGTCAAGATCGAAGGTGCGCCAGTCAATCTACTTGATAATGTGCCAAGCCTACAACCAGTAGGTTATATCTCTCCAACAACCACTCCTGCCCCCACCAGTACTCCCAAAACTACGAAACAGACTGCATCGAGTGCCGTTCCACCCGCGACCATCGGCGGGCGACCAGATACTCCACGACAGCGGGAACTTATCGAGCGGATAAAAAACAGACCACGCTTAGCCTTTTGACCAGGCTATGATGCAGATGGGTTCCTCATACTGACTCCAGAAGAACAAAAAAACACTTTATCGAACTGAATCCGTTAAACGAGTAGGCTAAACCTCTTGGGGTAATCACCTTACCTAACTATTGGTAGAATATAGATATTTTGACAATCGGAGAGCGCATTGTATGAACACTGAGAAGATTGGCGAGTGGTTTCAACTGGGTATTATGGGTGCAACCGTTCTTGCTGGCTTCATTTATGGCTTGCGAAAGGTCTTGAAATCCGTTTCCAAAACCAGAACATTGAGAAACGAAGAGCGATTCAGCCATATCAATATGAAGATATGGGAGGTTCTCAGCGAAATCCGCCTCACCCATAGGGCATCTAGAATCTCATTGACTCAGTTTCACAATGGTGGCAAGTTTGTTGATGGATCTTCGATGCGGAAGATGAGCATCTCCCATCAATCATGCGAAACAAAGACATCGTCTACTATGCAGTTCAGACAGGATGTGCTAGTTAGCAGGTTTGTTGAGATCATAGACATGCTCCACAACAACGAACCACGGATAAGACAGGTTTCCGACTTAAATGAATCAAACACTAAGCAGTTCTATGAACTCCATGATACTGTAGCAGTGTCGATTTTGCCTGTATATTCTTCAGACAGTTTGCTGATTTACGGCTACATATCTGTTGAGTGGTGTGACTTGGGAAGTTTGGATAAGGTAAACGAACCGAAACTTACTCAGGATCTTGAAAATGCAAGGAGTCAGATAGCCTTCCTGCTCAATTCATCCAAAGATTACAGATGACCGATTTTCTCCGTAAGAACCTATTCAAAGATCTTGACCTAGACTTTACCCCACACCCTGTCACTGGAGATATCGTCCAGAAGACCGATGCTGAGGCAGTAAAGAGGGCAGTTCGCAATTTGGTTCTTATGTCGAGATACGACAAGCCGTTCAAACCGGAATTAGATTCCCGAATTCGTAGTATGCTTTTTGAGCCAGCCACCTCACTTGCGGCTATGGCTATTCGTTCACACATAATTGATGTGTTGTTTCGATATGAACCAAGAGCCTCAATAAACGATGTTCGGGTTATCTTTGATGAGGCATACAATGCATTTCGAGTATCTATATCGTTCATGTTGACTAACACTCGCGAGATAACAACGGTGTTCTTAAGTATAGAAAGGCTTAGATAATGCCGAATCGCGTATTGACTCCCATCACCGAACTTGACTTTGATGGTATCAAGGAAAACCTCAAGAACTATCTCTCGACTACCTCAGAATTCTCAGACTATGACTATGAGGGAGCAGGAATCAATGTCCTCCTCGACCTTCTTGCATACAATACCCACTATACTGCAATGTATGCCAACATGATCGCTGCTGAGTCTTTCATAGATTCCGCAATCATGAGGAAGTCCATAGTCTCGCTTGCTAAGAACCTTGGATATGTTCCAAATTCAAAGAATGCAGCGACTGCCACCGTCTCCCTACAGTTCGGAACAACAAGTGGAGTTCCTACGGTTCTACCCGAAGGAACTGAGTTCACCGGATCTA